AAAAATAGCGACGATCTAAAATTATGGGATGTTGTAAGAGAAGAAGATTAGTAAATATTTTACATAAGAATCGAGGTGATTACATATAATTGGATTTTAACAGACCAAAGAACGAAACAGAAACACATTTTCTACTAAAAGAAATATCTAAATATATTCTATTCGGTTGGGGTTACAAAATAATAGCTACTGAGGTAGGTGGCATGTGGGACTTAGATATTGGTAAAAAGAGAAAAGAAATCATTGATTGTGTAGGAATTAAAAAGGTTAGAATAGCACCAAGAAAGTTTCATTATGATATTAAAGGAATTGAAGCAAAAGCAACTCTGAGTGATTTTAAGAATGGATTTTGTTGTGCAAGTGCCTATACATATATCATAAGTACTGTTAATACTATTCCTATTGAATTAATACCAAAAGATATTGGATTGATTGAGGTGAATATTGATAACTTTGAGTTAAAGAAGTATTCACAAAAGATATCTGATATAAAAGGAGTTGAACTGGTTAAAAGAGCAAAGAAGCGAATTGATTCAAGATTTAAATCAGAAGAAGTATATCGCAAATGGTGTGAAAAGTGTTTAGAAAGGGTTGCTTATAGAAGTAGTTCAGAGTTGTTGTTCTGGAGAAACTTTATTGAGTTTAGTGGTAAGAAATAAAATATAAGAAAGAGGTAGAAAATTATGAAAAACAATTTAACTGAAATCGTCTTTATCCTTGACAGAAGTGGTTCTATGTCTCGATTAGTAGAAGATACAATTGGAGGATTTAACTCATTCATTGAAACTCAAAAGAAAGAAGTCGGAGAAGCAGTTTTAACCACAATCCTATTTGATGATCAATATGAAATTTTACACAATGGAGTAGATATTAAAAACGTTAAACCAATGACTACAAAAGAATATTCAGCAAGGGGTATGACAGCTTTATTAGATGCAATTGGTAAAACAATTAATAATGTAGGAGATAGACTTAACAAAACAGATGATAAAGATAAACCAAGTAAAGTAATTTTTGTTATTACTACTGATGGTCAAGAAAATACAAGTAAAGAATTTAAACAATCACAAATTAAAGAAATGATTGAACATCAAACTAATACTTACAATTGGCAGTTTTTATTCTTAGGTGCAAATATTGACGCAGTAGGAACTGCTCAAAGTTTTGGTATTAAGGGGCAATTTGCTTCAAATTATACTGCCAATAGTGTTGGAACTGATTCTTTATATACTAGTTTAAGTAGAGGAATTAGTGATTATAGAGGTAAGGGAGTTATGGAAAGTAATTGGAATTCAGATATCAAATAATAGAATTAGTAAGTTATTAAAAGGATGTGATATAATATATTAGTTAATAGAACCGAACAACATCAAATTAATAAAAATCATCCCATGTTTAAATTGGTTGACGAATTTTGCTTTCGATCAAAAAATCTTTACAATGTTGCGAATTATATTATCCGTCAAGAGTTTATCAATAACCATAACTATATTAAGTATAGAGAAATGGATAAAATACTACAGCAAACAAAAGAATATAAGGCATTAATGTCTCAATCATCTCAATGTCTATTACAAGTGTTAGATAGGAGTTGGAAATCATTTTTCGCATCTATTAAAGATTGGACTCAACATCCAGAAAAATATTTAGGGAAACCTAAAATACCAAAATATAAAAAGAAAGGAGGTGTATTTGCATGGTTTCTGAAAAATAATCAAACTTATATTAAAGATGAGTATCTTTGTTTTAGGTTGAAAGTATTTAATGGTTATAAATTTAAAACCAATGTTAGAGGCAGATTAATTTCAGTCAGATTTGTACCAAGGGGAAGTGTTTATGTTTTAGAAATTGTTTATGAGGTGGAAGTTTCTGAAAATATCCCTGAAATTAAAAATATTTGTAGTATTGATTTAGGAGTTAATAACTTTGTAACTATGGTAAATAATATTGGGTTACAACCAATTATTATTAATGGCAAAGGGTTAAAATCTATTAATCAACACTATAATAAACAAAGAGCAAAATTGCAATCCGAACTAGAAATACGACACAATCAACATTGGAGTAATAAATTAAATGCCATTACACTCAAAAGAGGAAATAAGATTAAAAATATTATTCACCATACAAGTCATTACATAATTAAATACTGTAACAAAAATAATATTAATACATTGGTTATTGGGTTAAATAAAACATGGAAACAAAATTGCAAATTAAATGGATCAACCACACAAAATTTCGTTTCCATTCCTTATAATATGTTGATTAAACAATTGACGTATAAATGCCAAGATAATGGAATTAGGTTGATAATGAATGAAGAGAGTTATACAAGTGGCACATCATTTTTAGATAGTGAAACCCCAGAAAAACAAAACTATGATAAATCTAGAAGAGTATATAGAGGTTTATTTAAATCTAATAATGGTCAGTTAATTAACAGTGATGTAAATGGATCATTTCAAATTATGAAGAAGGTATTTCCAAACGCTTTTGCTGATGGAATAAAGGGGTGCCTAACCCCTGTGATTATAAATGTAGTGAAAACTGCATGAGTTATCAGGAACGGAATAGAAAAATTCCGATAGAAGTGGAATTTTAAGTGGTTTGGTTTGTTAGAAGTAAGAAATAAAATTTGTTGACATGGTTTTAGTTGTGTGGTATAATTATTAAGTGGAGTTATTGAAAGGAGTAGCGAGTGGATAGATTAAATATTTTCGAAATAGAACTATCATACATAAAAAATCCTAAGATCAAAGAATTTACAGAAAAGGCATTAAATAACTTACCAGAATATTTCTTTTCAATTCCTGCATCATCTTCAGGTAAATATCACCCTCAATATGCTTTGGGAGAAGGAGGTTTGGTAAAACACACACAAGCAGCAGTTAGAATTGCAGTAGAAATGTTTAGATTAGATATTTTTAAGTATACAGAAGATGATAAAGACATAATTATAGCGTCTTTAATATTACATGATGGTTGTAAATCAGGATTAGATAATAGTTCTCATACCGTCACAGAACATCCATTAATTGTTACTAATATGCTTAAGACAAATCAAGAAATAAATAGTTGTGTAGATGATAATACTTTGAACATGATTGTTGGTAATATTGAATCACATATGGGCCAATGGTGCTTTGATTATAAAACAAAGAAGAAAATAATGCCTACTCCAAAAAGCAAAATACAACATTTTGTACATTGGTGTGATTATTTAGCTAGTAGAAAATGCTTAGAATTCAATTTCGATGTTAAGGTTGTAAGATAAAATAATAATAGAAAGGAAAGATGTTTATTAAAACAAAAGCATGGGGTCAAGTTCCTATCTGTAGAAGCAAACCACCTCCTTCTTTCAATATATTTTAAAAGATCATGTGCATTAAGTAATAAAATAAAATAAAATATTGAAAGAAGGAATACATATAATGGCAAAGAAAGAAGATAAAAAACAACTTAAAAAAGGACAATCGTTATTTCAATTAATTGGAGAAGCAAAAATTACTGATTTCACATTTAAGATGGACGAAACCACAAAGAAATCAGATTGGGTTTGGAATCAACTAAATCTTGGAGTGGATTGCGGTGGTGGAAATGTTGTTTATGCTGATTTAATGGGTGGTTATGGTTCTGAAAGAGATAATATTCTCTATGTCCATGGTCAAAAAGAAAATGATAAAGGTAAAATAATTGATGATTTTGGTAATCAATATACAATTGCATGGGAAGATAGGTTTGACGATGATATTCTTAAAACAATTGGAGATCAATGTTTTATTACTATCGGACTTGAAAAAGACGATAAAGAAAAAACATTTCCTAAAAAGTTTTTGTCTGCCTATGATGCTATTGAATATGTTCAAGAACATCTCAAAGAAGGAATGGTTGTTAATGTTAAAGGTGGATTTGTATTCAAAATATATAATGACTCAACTACAGTAACAAAAGAAATAAAGAGTATATTTTTATCTAAAGTAGATGATGTGTCTAAATACAAAGCAACATTTACACAATCAATTCTTCTTGATAAAGACAGTGTTGGAAAACTAGATAAAGAAAAAGCTATTTACCCTATTTACGCAAGAGTTATTGACTATACAAAAGAATACAATGGTAAAGTAGTTAAACAAAATATAACCTTTAAGAAAACATTTGAACTCGAAGTAGATAAGATTAAACCTGAAAATACTAAAAAATTTATTGATAAAGTATTAAAGGTAAAAAAAGATATTACAGAAGTTGTTATTGACGGTGATATTGTAGAAGGACAGTCTTTAGTTAATATTACAGAAGCAGATATCCCCGAAGATATTATGGATCTTATTGAAATGGGAGCTTATACTATGGAAGAGGCAATAAATAAACTTGCCGTTGGTGGTAGTAAAGAAAAGAAAATGGTAATTAGAAAACCAGCTATTAAAATGGTTGGCGAGGAAGATAATAAAAAACCTGTAATTCTTAAAACAGAGGGTCAATATAAAGAAGAAGATTTCTTTTTTGACTTTATGATTGAAGATAAAGAAGAGGAGGAAGAAGATTTAGAAACTACTGATACAGAAGATTCTGATGAAAATGAAGATGCTACAGAAGATACATCTTGGATGGATGCACTAGACGAAGAATAATAATTATTCTTTGATAGTTAGGGGTAAGGATCTATTCTTACCCCTAGATAATAAAAATAGTATAATAAATTAATCGAAAGAAGGAATTTTAGTTGGCAGAAAGAAAATATGGTAAAAAGAATGTAATCAAAGTAGATCCATTGGCTTATAACTTGGGATTAATTGGAGAAAGTGGAATTGGCAAAACAACTCTAGCAAAAGAAGTATGTGAGCAACTTGTAGGCGAAGACGGATACATGATTTTTAATATTGGTAAAGAAGATGGTATTGATGCCATTGCTGGAGCTATATATGAAGATATCCCTGACTGGGATGCTTTTGAAGAAGTAACTGATGATATATTAGAGAATAAACTTACAGATTATAAAGATTTAAAAGTTATTATCTATGATACATTAGACGAATTGTTTGAAATTGCCGAACCAGAAGTAATTAGATTACATAATAAAGAAAATCCAGAAAAACCAACTCAATCTATTAAAGCAACTTTCGGTGGATATATGGCCGGAGAAGACAAGGCCGCTGAAATTATCTTAACTAGAATGTGGGAGCTTAAGAAAATAGGAATTAGTATGTTTATTATTGGTCATACAAAAAAGAGAACTATGACAGATGTGGCAACTGGTCTTGAATATGATATGTTAACTACTAATATGTCTCATAGATATTTTAGTGCGTTAAAGACAAAATTACATGTACTGGGTGTAGCATCTATCGATAGAGAAATTACACAAACAAAAACAGGAAGAAAAGTAGGAAAAGGTAAAGATAGAAAAGACGAAATAAAAGGATCTATTGAAAATGAAACAAGAAAGATTACTTTTAGAGATGATAATTTTAATATTGATTCTAAGTCAAGATTTTCTGAAATTACGGACTCAATACTTTTTAGTCCAGAAGAATTTATAAAAGCAGTTGAGGAAGCAATTAAAATTGAACATGATAAGCAAGCAGGAATAAAATCTATTGAAGATACTAAGATAGAACAAGCAGTAGAAAAAGAAAAAATTGATGAAATCAACGCAATTGACAAAAAAGCAGAATTCGAAACAAAAGAAGTAGAACAACTTGTAGCAATGATCACTGGTTTTGTAAAAACAAATAAAACAAATCCAGAAAAATTAAAACCGCTACTTTTAAAAAGTAAAGAGTTAGGATATGTAAATCCTACAAAAGTTGATAACTTAGAACATGCAAATATTTTGTTCGATTTAATAGACGGAAAATAAATATAAATAATGGGAGGGAATTAATTTTTCCTCCCTGTACGTTTAAAGGAGATAAAATATTTATGACAAAAAGAAGCAAGGAAGAAATAGAAAAAGAGAAACTGGAAAATTTAGAAAAGAAAAGATTAAAACAAATTAAACAAGAAGAATTAAAAAAAGAACAAAATATAAAATCAAAAATATATAAGGAATGGTGCGAACTTTACGAATATGTAAAAAAAGATATTTTAGAATACGAACCAGATTTAAAATTGCCTAACTATGTATTACTAAGACTTAAGGGATTATCTAAAGGTCAATTTCTTGCAAATAAAAAAATAACTCCTATGGCAAGTTATGATTTTAAAACGATTCTGTATACATTTAAACTATGCAAACAAGACATATTAATTGGATTTAGAACTAATAATACTAAATTTACTGGCGAACAACATAAATTCAATTATGCAATGGTTATTATCGAAAGCAACATTAATGACATGGTTATTAGATTGAAAAATGTAGAAACCGCAAAAAGTAAAGCAGAAAATATAGAAACAGATAATATATTTCACGAAGGAGCAGAATACAAGACAAAAACAAAAATTATAAACAATACATTAAAAGATTTATGGTAAAGAGGTGATATCTATTACACAAGCCGTTAAAAGTAAAAGTGCAACAAATAAATTAACTCCATTCGAAGAAGAAATGTTGGCAACAGGTAAAAAGATTAGAGAATATAAAAAGGCTTGCGAGGCAAATATCGTCTCAATATTGTGGAAACAACCTGATTTATATTATACATATGATAAACTAAAATTATCTAATTTTACAGAAAACTGTTGGAAGGTCTATTGGCAGATAGGTTATGATATAGTTATAAAAGAGAAAAAATTAGTCCTTGACGATATTACCGTAGGATTATATCTTGAAAAACATTTAAAACTAAAGGAGCAATATGAAAAATATAAAGGTTATGAAACAATTGAAAACGCAAAAACATATGTAAAAATTGATAATCTTAGTGGATATATTAATGAACTTTACAAATGGAATGCTGTATTAGGTTTATTGAAAAAGAAACCAATATCAGAAAGAATTAAAGATTTTGTAGATATGACATCTGAACAAATATATGACGAAGAAGAGGCAATATTGAATCATATTTTTATTAATGTTGAAGGAGAAGATATTACTCATGATATTTCTGATGGGCTAGATGAATTGATTGAAGAATTAGATCAAGGCGCAGCAGTAGGTTTACCATTATACAATTCACCTATGTTAAACAAGGAAGTCGGAGGTAATCTTGAAGGTAATATTACTTTGGTTGGTGGTCTGAGTGGTGTGGGAAAGACAGCGTTAAGTAGAATTTTAATTCTTCCAGGAATTTTGGAACATAAAGAGAAAATAGTCATAATGATAAACGAAGAAGGGAAGAAGAAATGGCAACGTGAATTTCTTGTTTGGGTGGCTAATAATGTTTTTAAGGAAGATTTACAAAAATATATTGTACGTGATGGTAAATATAAACCAGAGGTAAAAGAATTACTAAAAAAGTGTTCAGAATGGGTTAAGCAATATAAAAATACAATAATACTAAAACCATTTACACAATATACTACAGCTAAAGCAATCAAAACAATAAAAAAATACTCTAGTATGGGTGTAAAATATTTCATGCTTGATACATACAAAGCAGATTCAAAAGCATCAAGCAGTGAAGCTTTTTGGTTTAGTATGCAACAGAACATGGTTGAAATTAATGATGTTATTAAACCAGAATCAAAAAATGTACATATTTGGATTACATTCCAATTAAGTAAAGGTAGTTCAAAACAAAGATATTATGATCAAGATAATATTGGTATGGCAAAAAATATTGTAGATGTCGCGTCAACTTGTTTAATGGTTAGAAAAGTTCTTGATGATGAAATAGAAGGTGGAAAACGCGAATTAAATGTTTATAGAAAAGAAAAAAGACAAGGTAATATTGAATCTCAAATTCCTGTAAAACTAAAAAAAGGTAAGAATTATCAAATAATATTCATTGTTAAAAATCGTGAAGGTAGCACTAATGATTATCAAATTATTGTAGAACACGACCTTTCGCGCAACGTTTATAAAGAAATTGGATATACAGTTGTTCCAGTAGATTTTTAAAGGGGATGGTGATATGAATGCTAATGAATTAATTCAATATATTCTTGATAATGATAAGACTGTATACATACTTGAAAATTTAGGTTGCCATCATCTCAAGGAATATAGTAAAGAATATAGATGTGGATTACCATCTCATTCAAGTAAAGATGCTATATCTGTGAAAAAACAGACACTAAAAACTAAGATATATCAATCTGATAGTAATATTATTCGAGGTAATATTTTTACTTTATGTATGAATATAAAGAATATATCTTTCTCAGATTCAAATAGATATATCCATAATTTGTTTGGTCTAGAATACAAATTTAATCATAAAAAGAAAGACGAGGTGAAATTTAATGATCCTTTAGAGATTTTCAAGAAAGTAAAAAGTAAAAGACATTCTTACGATCTAAACGATCTAGAGGTTATTAACCAAGATTGCTTAAGCGAGTACATTCCATATATACATATAGATTGGGTGAGAATAGATGGCATTATGCCTTGGACTTCTACAGTATTTAATATAGGATATAGCGTAAACAGAAAGAGAATAGTTATTCCTCATCGTTTTTGGAGTGGAGGCAAAAATGATTATGTAGGAGTTATGGGTAGGACGGTTATTAAAGAACATGAAATGTTGGATATACCAAAATACTTCCCATTAAAAAACTTTCCAAAAAGCATGAATATATATGGACTTCAAGAAAACTATCAAGCAATTCAAGAGGCAGGATATGTTTTGGTTTATGAAGCTGAAAAATCAGTATTAAAAAGACATAGTAGAAATGATGGTACTGGAGTGGCTATATGTTGTCATGATATATCTGATGAACAAGTAAAAATATTAATAGGTCTAAACGTGGATATAGTTATCGCTTTTGACAAGGGAATATCAATTGAGCATATAAGAAGTACGTGTGAACACTTCTATGGCGTAAGAAATATATATTACATTTATGATAAATATGATTTATTAAAAGGTAAGGAGTCTCCAGCAGATGCAGTCAATAAAATATTTGGCTATTTGTTAAAATATAAAATTTCATATGACGAAAAAGAAAGAAGGTTATATTTAAAATGGCTCGAAAAAGCAAAGAAGAATTAGAGAAATTAAAGAAAAAATATAATACAAATATGTTATGGAGTTGGTCAAGATATAATACATACAAAAATTCTATTTACGAGTATTACCTTAAATATATAGCAAGAGTAAAAGAAGATAGAGATGATGGGATTTATGGAGTTAGTGGTAATGCGTGTCATGGAATTCTTGAAAATTTTTATTCTAAAAAAATTGAATATGAAGATATGTTACAAGAATACGAAAATGCTTTGTTTACATTTAATGCTGGAGAATTAAAATATGATAGAACTAATGAAGAAAAAAATAGCAATATAGCAAATAAATATGAAAATTGTATTAGACATTTCTTTCAGAATCATAATATAATTAATAAAAAAGTAGAAATAGAGAAATTTATTATTATAAAAATAGATAGATTTGTATTTCAGGGGTATATTGATTTTATACATAAGGAAGATAATTGTTTTATAATTACAGATTGGAAGACATCAAGCATTTACTCTGGTAAAAAGATAGATAGTGAAAAGGGGCAACTAATTTTATATGCAGAAGGAATTAAGCAGTTAGGTGTTCCTTTGGAAAATATAAAAATAAGATGGAATTTCCTTAAATATGTAATCGTTGAAGTTTTGCAAGCCAATGGAAAAATAACTGAGCGAAATATTGCAAGAAACGAAATAGGTAAAAGTTTAAAATCCAATGTTAAAATGTGGTTAAGTAAAGAAAAACTATATTCAGAAGAAGAAATAAATTCGTATTTAGATTTATTATCTATGACAAACGATATATTGTGTCTTCCAGAATCAATACAAGTTAAATATAAAATTAAAGATTGTTATGTTTATATAGATTTTACAGAAGAAGAAATAGAGAATTTAAAATTAGATATTGTCGATGCTATTATTGATATTGATAAAAAAGAAACAGAATATATAAAAACAAAAGATGAAAATGTATGGTGGGAAGAAATTACTGATAAAAAATCTTATTTCTTTGCAAATCTAAGTGGTTATAGTAGTTTTTTACATAAGCCTTATGCTGTATATTTAGAAAAAAGAAAATCACATATAGAATCGGCAGATAGCAATGAGGATATGAGTTGGTTAGAAGGTTTAATGGATTAAGGAGGTTTTTATGGAAAATTACATTAGATATCATATTCATGACGATACGAGTAATTGTAATGGTTATTCTGATTCGTGCACTAGTTATAAAGAGTATATTAAACTTGCTAAAAAAGAAAAATGTAAAGCATTAGCGTTTTCTAACCACGGAGGAATGTATGATTGGATAAAAAAGAAACAAGATTGTGATAAAGCAGGAATTAAATACATACATGGTATTGAATCATATATGTGTACTAAATATGAAGCAGACGAAAGAGGATATCACATAGGATTATATGCTAAGAATTATGATGGAGTATTAGAATTAAATACTTTGAATTCTAAATCTACCTCTAAGGGAAAACTTGAGAACAAAACAGATAGGCATATGTATTATAATCCTAGAATATCGTTTGAAGACTTAATGAATACAAGCGAAAATATTATAATTACAACTGCTTGTTTAGCTTCGATGTTATGGAGAAAAAAAGATGATGAAGATGACTATGTACAGAGATTTTTAGAGTGGATGTCTAAAAATAGTCATAGGTGTTTTTTAGAAATTCAATATCACACACATGAACATCAAATAGAATATAATAAATTACTATGGGAATGGAGTAAACAGTATAATATACCGCTAATAGCTGGCACAGACACACATTCATCTTCAAAATATAAAGCAGAGTGTAGAAAAATTCTCCAAATATCAAAAGATAGTTTTTATGGAGAAGAGGACGAATTTGACCTTACGTGGAAAAGTTTTGATGAATTGGTAGAATGTTTTAGAATTCAAAATGCGTTGCCAGAAGATGTCTGGATGGAGGCTATAACCAACACAAATAAGTTTGCTGATATGATCGAAGAATTTAAATTAGATAAGTCATTTAAGTATCCTAATCTTTATGGTAATAATGCTGTAGATATTTGGAGGGAGACTATAGCAAGAAAGTTTAAACATAAAAAGAAAAATAATATCATTGATATTAATAAGATTGATGAGTATAAGAAAAAAATTAATGAAGAATTTGATGCAATGAAGAATCAAAACATGGAAAGTTTCATGATGTTTATGTCTGAATTGGTTGATTATTGTAATGATAATGAAATACCATATGGTTTTTGTCGTGGTTCTGTAGGTGGTAGTGAAATTGCTTTTATTACAGATATTACTGACGTAGACCCTATCAGATGGAATACTGTTTTTTCAAGATTTTGTAATGCAGACAGGGTTTCTCTAGCTGATATCGACATAGATTTTGCTCCAGAAGATCGCGTTAAAGTTTATGAGTATATAATCAAAAGATTTACTCCAGAAAAAACGGCATATATATCAGCATTCTCAACATTGAGAGACAGAGGAACAATTGATGTATTGGCTAAAGGTTTAAAATATGAAAACCTAGATATAGTAATGAATATTAAAAATGAATTTGATAAATTATTTGATGAATATTTTAAGATAATTCAAGAAGAGGTTAATTTAGAGGAATTAGATGAAATAGATGCAAAGTCTATTGATTTTGATTATCATGAAGTTTATTGTAATAGAATTAGAAATAATAAATCATTAACAAGAGCAAATAATTTAAAGAAAGAATTTCAAAATCTTAAAGACAATAATAAAGATTTATTTTATTATTTTGATGGTTTAAAAGGAACTATTATAGCAAAAGGTACTCATCCAGCAGGTATAATAGGTTCCCCAATTACGCTTGCAGATAATTTAGGAGTTTACTATAAAGATGGTGATGAGTCCCATCCAGTATCAATATGTTCTATGAAAGCAGTAGATTCGGTAAACTTTGTAAAATTCGATATATTAGGATTAAAAACCGTTGGAATAATGAAAGATGTGTATAAATCAATAGGTTCTCATTATCTTAAAGCTCATGAAATTGATTGGAATGATAATAAAGTTTGGGATAATATGATTACTTCAAATGTGGGAGTTTTTCAATTTGAAGGAGACTATGCCTTTTCACTACTTAAAGATTTTAAGCCTAGATTTATTAATGATATGTCTTTAGTAAATGCTGCACTACGTCCATCAGGTAAATCATATAGAGATAGATTGATTAAAAAAGAAATTAATGTAAATCCATCAAAGCAATTAGATGATTTGCTGAAAGATAATTATGGATATTTAGTATATCAAGAAGATACTATTAAATTTCTAACAGATATTTGTGGTTTTAGTGGTGCTACTGCAGATTCCACCAGAAGGGCTATTGGAAAAAAATTACATGCCGAACTACAAGAGCAATTGCCTAAAATACTTGATGGATATTGTGCAAAATCTGATAAATCAAGAGAATCAGCAGAAGAAGAGGCAAAACAATTTCTTCAAATAATCGACGACAGCTCGGAATATCAATTTGGATATAATCATTCCACTGGTTACAGTATGAATGGATACGCAGAGACTAGATTAAGGACTTATTACCCATTGGAATTTGCTACGGCTTACCTAGACAGATCAGAAAATAAAGAAGATACAAATAGAGGCGTATCGTTAGCTAATCAATTGAATGCAAAAATTAATCCTATTTTATTTGGTAAATCAATAGCAAAATACACATTTGATAAAAAAGAAAATAGCATCTATAAAGGTATTTCTTCAATTAAATTTCTTAACGAACAAGTACCAAATGAATTATATGCTTTAGCACAACAAAAAAAATATACAGATTTTATTGAGTTATTAAGTGATATAAAAAATACATCAGTAAATTCTCGTCAACTTAAAATATTAACTGGACTAAATTTCTTTAGATGTTTTGGAAAAAATAAAAAACTTCTTCAAATTATAGAACTATATGATAAGTTCGCTTATTCCAAACAAATTAATTTTAAAGATATAGAAAAACTTAAAATTAATGAAGATATCTTAAAAAGATACTCACAAAAAACAACAAAAACTCTTTATAAAGAATTGAATATGATTGAATATATTAAAGCAGTAATTAACGATATCGAAGACAAACCATTGTCTATTAAAGAACAAGTAAAATTTGAAATGGAATTTCTTGAATACACTGATTATCAAAATGAAAGTGCAGGTGATAAATTTTATATAATTACTAAATTTGAAGTATATAAAGATAAAACTAAACCTTATGTAACCTTGCGTCATGTAAAAACAGGAACTGATATGAAAACTAAAATTAAAGATGGAAAGATATTTGTTGAAAATCCATTCAAATTATATGATGTATTAAAAGTTAATGAATTTAAACAGCAGTTTAAGACAAAGAATATCGGAGGAAAATGGCAAAAAACAAATGAAATAGAAGATATATTATTTGATTATGAGGTGTATTAATTGGCAAATAAAGTATTAGTTGAGTTTGAAGGTACAGTAATTTCTAATCCATTCAATGAAGAAGATTATAAAATATATGGATTAAAGGTTGATTATGATAAATTCCCTAATATTAAACCGAACAAATATCAAAATGTAAGTTTAGTTGGAAACCTTCCAGACCTTGAAGATGGAATTGAATATACTGTAAATGCGGAAGAGGTCAATGGTAAAAGTGGTATCCAATATAAGTTTATTAACATCAAAAGAGATAGACCTAAAACAGAAGCGTCAACTAGATTATTCTTACAAAGTATATTAGATAGTTATAGTCAAGTCGATGAGGTTATGCGTGAATATCCAGATATTATTGACAGAGTTATTAATAATCGTTTGGAAGATATTGATTTAAACAAACTCTATAATATTGGAAAGTTTAGATTCGATGTTATTAAACGTAAAATAATTGAAAATTTTGCACTAGCAGAGATGGTTACGGAATTTAAAGGATTTATAGAATTTAAAGTCTTAAAGGCATTGTATGATAAATATGGGTCAGTCGATATAATCAAAGAGAAACTACAAGATAATCCGTATAAGTGTTTGTGCGGATTATCCAGAATAGCCTTCAAAACAGCAGATAAGATACTCCTTGAATTTAATAAAGATTGTATCGCAACAAAGAAAAAAGGAGAAATTCCTCCAATTGATTTTACTTTTGATTTACAAACTTCTAGTCAAAGACAAAAATCTGCAATCATGTTTTTACTAGAAGAAAATGAGAACGATGGTAATACAAAAATTGATGTAAAAGTATTAAGAAAACAATCAGAAGCATTAGCAAAGAAATGTATTGAACACTTTGTTGATATTATTAAGAATGATAAAGATATTCATTTTAGCAAAGCAACAAATACAGTTGCATTAGAAGAAACATATCAAACAGAATTATACATTGCTAATAGGATTTTAGAAGGATTAAAGGTAGAAAATAACTGGGATATTGATACTGAAAAATATAAGATAAATTCTGAAGTAACTCTTACAGATCAACAATATAAAGTTTTACCTATGGTGTGTAATTCTAATGTGTCTATACTGAATGGTTATAGTGGTTCTGGTAAGAGCCAAACAACTAAATCAGTAATTGATATGCTCAAAGATAATAATAAGTCATTTTGCTTATTTGCACCTACGGGCAGAGCTGCAAAGGTTCTCTCTGAATTTACAAAAGAAAACGCTTCTACAATTCATAGAGGTTTGGCTTATATGCCTCCTGAGTGGGGTTATAATGAAGAACATAAATTACCATATGACGTAGTGGCAGTAGACGAATTCGGGATGTGTGATGTATTTTTAATGAAACATCTTTTAGAAGCAATTGATTTTAGGAAAACTAAATTATTAATGATTGGAGATTCGGCCCAATTACCTTCTGTTGGTGCAGGAAATGCGTTCTATGATTTGATTAATTCAAATATCATTCCTATAATTTCTCTTACGCAGATATTTAGATATGGTACAGGAGGAATTTTAACAGTTGCAACAAAAACAAGAAATAGCGAAAAATTCTTAGAAGATTCCCAAAAACCACAAATATTTGGCGACGATAAAGGTTATATGTTTGTTCCAACACAACAAGAAAATGTAATGAAAAACGTAGTAGGTTTATACAAAAAACTATTGGAATCAAGAAACTCTATAGAAGATATTATGATTTTATCGTCATATAATGTAGGTGATTATGGTACGGTAGCAATAAATAAACATTTACAACCTATTGCAAATCCTAATGTAATATTGAAAGGAATTAATGTTCAAATTGGAGATACAAAATTTTATGTCAATGATTTAGTTATCCAATCAGTAAATAATTATAAAGCAATAAGATACAACGAAGAATGGATAGATGAAAATGATAAAACATTCGTTGCAAATGGAGAAATTGGTAAAATAGTTAAAATTGAATATGGTAAAGTAATTATAATGTTTGATGAATTGGTTGTTTATACTAAAAATGATTTATTGAATGTAAAACTTGGATATTCCATTAGTACATATCGTGCTCAAGGAGGTCAGGCAAAAATAGTCATAATGATTACTCCTAAAGCCCATACATTTATGCTTAATAGTAATCTGATATATGTAGCATTAACAAGAGCAAAACAAAAAGTGTTTCATTTTGGAGAGATAGAAACGGTTAATAGAGCAATAAAGAAAAAAGCAGACTTTGATAGGAAGACTTATTTAAAAGAATTATTGCTATCTCAAACCAATAAATAAAATTCCTTGACATAAAATTCCCCACATGCTATAATATAAATAGAAAGGAGGTGAAACAAACAATGAATCCTACAAAAATCCTAAATCGCATCGATGGTCAATGGACTACCTGCACTTCTCAAGAATACAATTCCCAAGACAAAGCAAACTTCATGTTTAGCAAAAGTGATCTAACCAATACAACTACATATTATAAAAAGATTGGTTAAATAATCATAATTCATAATTCATAAACACAAATCATAAAATAAATATCATAATATTAGCAAGAATTTGATAACACAGATTAATTACGATACTAATCAAATTCTTGCTAAATCAAAAGAGGTGAATACATATTAAAATTTTACATGGTCGAGATGGCGATTGGATTCAGTGTAGTTTTGAAGAGTATGAGAAAAATTATACGGATAAAGTTAATTATGCATTTATTGTCGATCAAGACACTAACAAAGGACATTATTATAAAAAGGTAACAATTGAAGTGTTAGATAGAGAATCAGAAATTAAAAATGAAAGGATGGAAGATTAAAGTTTGGCTAACATATCAATGTGTCAATTTACTGATTGTGAAAAATCTTCTAGTTGTTTGAGAATATTAGCACCACCTGATGCAGAGCAAGTTTACATGAAATTTAAGAATATTTGTGGTGAATTTAATCAATATCAATGGTACTGGAAGGCACCAAATAATTTTATTGTTGAGAAAGAAGGCGATACATAATTTATATAAATAATTTATATAAATAATTTAAATAATATTTCTTTACATGGTATTGATTTTCACAAATATGTAGTCATAAAACAGGATGATTTATACAAACACGCATCAGAACAAGATAGTATTGATTTAGCAAGAATTATTAAAAATATTAGGGTTAGCAGAGTTAAATTTAATAAAAAACCTAGCAATCAGTATTTAGTTATAAATATTGATGAACCATATGCAGGTGAGGTTATTGAGATTTTGAAGAAGAATAGGCACTGGGATATGTAGAGAAGGGAGGTGATAGAAATATGATGACAATGGATTATGGAAATATGGATATCTTAGATATTGTTAGAGAATTGAAAAGACTATTACATAAATTTTCTGAATTAAATAAAGTAGAAATGGAAGAAGTGAGGATACTTTCTAATAATTTAAGTGCAGAGATTTCAGGTTGACAGTATGATACTAAAATTATGGAGAAATATGAAAAAGAATATGAACGTATTCAAAGGCAATAAAATAAGATTTTTGCTTGGGATAAATATTAAAATAAAATTATTGGAGGATACACAATTGGCAGTAATTAATGAGAATACACAAAGACTACTAGAAGATAGGTATTTCTTTAAAGATACAAATACAGGCGAGGTTATTGAAAAAACAGCAGAAGAAATGTTCATGCGCGTTGCAAAAACAATATCAAAAGCAGAAAAAACTCCAGAATTACAAGAAGAATATGAAAAAATATTCTATGACCTAATGGATCGACAATTATTCATGCCAAATACACCTACTCTTATTGGGTCTGGTTATAATAAATGTCTTAGTGCTTGCTCAGTGTTACCTAGAATACCAGATAATTTAGAAGGTATCTATAAACATATGTGGCATAATGCAAAACTTACAAAATATGGTTGTGGTGTTGGTCAAGATTTATCTGATATTAGGCCAAAAGGAGAAATCATTAAATCATCTGGTGGAACTTCGGCAGGAGTAGTTAATTGGATGCATTTAATTAATACTGTAGCGAATACAACTATTCAAGGAGATAAAGCTAGAAGAGCAGCTAATATGGCAAGTTTAAGATTTTCGCATCCGGACTTTAATGATTTTATACATAGTAAAAAAGATGATGGTAGTCTTAATGCAATGAATATATCTGTTACGATTACAGATGAAGAAATGCGTAAAATTATTAATGATGAAGATATTGATTTAGTTTGGGATGGCAAAACATATAAAACTGTGAAAGCAAAAGAATTATTTAACGATATTATTGATGGATTATGGGAAAACGGAGAACCTGGGGCGTTATGGACTGATTCTATCAACCGTGACAATCCTTTCAATCTTCAAGATGGTAAATTTAATAGTAGTAATGAGCATTATATGAGTACGACCAATCCTTGCTTTACAGGTGATATGAATTTATTGACATCTGATGGATATCAAACATTTGAAGAGTTAGATGGTAAAGAAATTAACATTATTGATTCAAATGGCAATGTATTCAGTAAAAAAGTTTGGTGTAATGGAGAAAAAGAAGTTGTAGAATTAAAATTAAGTAATAATAAATCAATTAAATGTACTCCAAACCATGTATTTATGTTAAACGATGGATATGAATGTGAAGCACAAAATTCTTTAAATAAAAAGTTATTAGCGTTCAAAGATCAATGTCCAACAGTAATATCTATTCAAAATATTGGAAAGCAAAAAGTTTATGATTTTATGGAACCATTAGCACATTGGGGAGTAGTAGAAAATGTAATAGTCCATAATTGTGGAGAGCAACCCCTTGAAGGATATGAATTTTGCAATTTAGGGAGTATTAACTTAGAAAATCTATATGATAAAAAAACAAAAGATGTAGATTTGGTTATGTTTGAATATGTAATCAAAAATGCAATAAGATTTCTAGATGATGTTATTGATGTTAATGAATATGTTCTTCCTGAATTCAAAGAAAAAGTTTTAGCAAATAGAAAAATTGGGGTAGGTGTGGCAGGATGGGCTAATTTATTAATTAAAATGGGTATTAGGTATGATAGTGAAGAATGTCTTAAATTCATTGACAAAGTATTTGGATTTAAACAAAAGATTGAGAAATTATACAATACGGAACTTGCATTAGAAAAAGGTAATTTCCCTAGTTGGAATGAAAGTATTTTTGCTTTAACCAATACTCCTGCAAGATGTGCAACTATTAGTACACAAGCTCCCACTGGATCAATTGCTGGTATTTTAAATACTACTGCATACGGTGTGGAACCATTATTTGGGGTTGCTATACTTAGAAGAATTATTACTGGTGAAATATATGAAGCTAGTGAACTATTTGCAACTATGTTACATAGCATTATAAAAGATACAAAAAAAGAACTTGAAATAATAAAAGAGTGTTATGAAAAAGGAACAGCACAAATTAGTTCTGTACCAAAAAAATTAAGAGACTTATTTAGATGCGCTAATGATATTTCACCTGAATGGCATATTAAGACACAAGCACAATTCCAAAAATATTACGACAATGCAATAAGTAAAACTGTTAATGCCCCTGAAAATGCAACAAAAGATGAATTGTTTGAATTATTGATTACTGCATGGAAACTAGGAATTAAAGGTGTAACATATTATCGCAATAATTCACGTAAAAATCAGACAATGCAAATTGGAAACAATGAAGTAGGTCACGGTATTAATCTTGATTCAATTCAACCATTAAGTCGTTCATCTATTGGTAAAACATATGGAGTTACCGACAAATATACCACAGCTTGCGGTTCATTTTATCTAACAATTAATCGTGACAAAGAAGGAAACATAGTTGAATCATTTGTAAATACAAGTAAAAATGGAACATGTAAATCTAATATTGATGGCTTAAATAGACTTATTTCATTAGCATTAAGATCAGGCACAAAAGTAGATGAAATAGTAGATCAACTGAAAGGAATTACTTGTTCTGCTTGCACAAGAGTAAAAACTAAAGGTGAGAAGAAAATTAATGGTTTATCTTGTCCTGACATTATTGCTAAAGCATTAGAAGAAGAATATAAAAATAAAACGAAAATTACATCAGAAATCATTAGTATAATTGAAGATATTTCTAATGAGAATGACTGTCCTGAATGTCATAGTCCAATGCAATTAGCAGAAGGATGTTCTGTGTGCTCTAATCCAGATTGTGGTTTTTCAAAGTGTGGGTGATCGAAAGGAGAAAAATGATTAAAAGATATTTTACACAAGAAGAAAAGGATTATATTATTTGTCAATATCCTTTCAAAACAGCAAAGGAATTAGCAATAGATTTAAATTGCAAAACTCAAAAAATTCAAGATACTGTTAAACAATTAGAGTTACATGGAACAAAAATAGAAAAGAATAGAAAGTATCAAGCAAATTTTAGCTATTTTGAAACTATTGATACCTCAGAAAAAGCATATTGGTTAGGGTTTATTTATGCTGATGGCAATGTTGGTAAAAGAGAAAATCAACAAGGTTCATTGTCAATTAAACTTAATCAAAAAGATAAAATTCTTTTGGAATTATTTAAAAAAGATATTGAAGCAGAAAATCCTGTATTTGAAGAAAGAATAGATAAACGTTCAAAATCAATGATGTCAGGAATTTTTATTGTTAGTGACAAAATTTTCAATGATTTAGGTAATCTTAATTGTATTCCTAGAAAAACATTTAAAATTGATTCAATTCCAAATGGTGTTCCATATAACCTTATAAGTCATTTTATAAGAGGTTACTTCGATGGAGATGGTTCAGTAAATTTTAATAAAGACAAAAGTTTAATATTTCAAATAGTTGGTCAAGAGGAGTTTTTAATAAAAAATAAAAACTCTAATAGAAGAAGAAACGAAAATTAATTTAAAAATGTATGCAGATAAACGTACAAAAGGTTTATATGCTCTTCATACAGGTAATAAACAATATATTAGCAGATTATATGCCTTCTTATATAAAGATGCAACTCGTTATTTGCCAAGAAAGAAAATTTTATTTGAACAATTTATAAGTAATATTATTGATCATTATGTATTAAATGAGTTAGTAACCTTTAATAAAATTTGTAAAGAGGAGATAATTTAATGAGTATTAATCAAGAATATAAAATGGTGCAAGACTTTCATAAAGCATTTAATCATCCCTATGCGGAAACTCCAACATTTATGGAAATGGAAACAGCAAAAAATAGATATAAATGGATGAAGGAAGAAATTGATGAGTTTCTAGAAGCAACGGAAAATGGAGATATGTATGAACAAGTTGATGCTATGATTGATGTGATGTATTTTGCATTGGGAACCTTAGTCCAAATTGGCGTTCCTCCTGCTAAAGTATTCGAAGTAGTTCAAAATGCAAATATGAGTAAATTATGGGAAGATGGTAAACCAAGATTTCGTGAAGGTGATGGCAAGGTAATCAAGCCTCCTACTTGGCAAGACCCACATAATAAAATCATAGAAGTTATTGATTCTATGAAGTAAAAATTTAATATGGAGAGGTTTAAAATACCTCTCCTACCTTCCTAGAAAGGAGCAACAAAAACAAAATGCAAATAATAAACTGGGATGACTATTTCATGTCAGTAGCATACATATCATCATTACGCAGTAAAGATCCAAGAACACAAGTTGGAGCATGTATAGTGGATAATAATCATCGAATTATCAGTACAGGCTACAATGGAATGCCTGACAATTGCAATGATTCAGAAATGCCTTGGGAACCAAAAGAAGGATTAGAAAGTAAGTATTTATATGTAGTCCACGCAGAACTTAATGCTATCTTATATGGTAAAAATGACCTTCAAGGATGCACTCTTTATGCCACATTATTTCCTTGTAATGAATGTTCAAAAGCAATAATTCAATCTGGAATATCTGAAGTAGTATATCTAAGTGATAAATATAAAAACATGGAACAAACAATTGCTTCTAGGTTTATCTTAAATATGGCAGGAGTGAAATATAGGCAATTGGTTAGTGATACTAAAATTGAGATTAATCTGAGTAATACTTCGAAATAAACATTCTAATTGACTTTTAAAAGGAGTAAAACAAAATGAATAAATATAATTCAGAAATATTAACCAGCGAAGAAATAGATAGTCTTCTACAAGCTCTTTCTGAAGGGTATCCCAAAGAAGAATCTAGTTCTATTAAAATAACTTATAATCCAATTAATAAAATGAAATTGATCACAGATATTATTGATAAGAATAGATATAGTGAAAAATATTTCTCATGGTGTATTGCTGATGAAATTAATCATATTTACAAAAATGCAGGAAAAAAATTTTCATCAATAAGTTTGGAATTTCTTAATAAGAATACACTAAATTTCTCTATTTCAGATGAAAAGGTAAAGTTATTTACAAATATTTTTGATGATAATCCTGATCTTATACTTAATAAATCAGATTTAATAAGACTTAATATTATAATTCAAAAAATTATTGCACAAATGAAATAAAACTTAAAATGAATCTTATAATTAATTTTAGAAAGAAGGATGCAACAATGAAAATTGGAGATAAAGTAATAATCAAATCAGATTTAAAATCTGGAGAAGATTATAATAATGTTGATTTTGTTGAAGAAATGGTTAAATATTTAGGTAAAGAAGCAATTATTGTTGAAATAGTATATAGTGATTGGCAGTATGGTTTAGATATTGACGATAATCTCTTTTCATGGTCAAACGAGATGTTAGAATTAATTGAAACCAAAGTAGAAACAAAAGTAAATAGAATGCAAACTCAACCAGTAGAAATTCCACTCAAAGTAAAATATAAGAATTGGAAAGGCGAGATTGGTATTAGAACTATCATTCCTTTAAAAGTACATTATGGAAAAACAGATTATCACAAAACAGAGCAATGGTTAATTGATGTATTTGATGTAGAAAAAGATGCTCTAAGAACATATGCAATGATGGATATTATTGAATTTATTAAGGAGGATTGATTAAATGACAGGCAAAGATAAATTAATAGAATTTATACAATTAGAACCAAATTCTCAATTGTATAAATTAATTGGCGTATGTCCAAGTCATATAAACTTAAATGAAAATCAGCACAATAAATGTGGTGAAGGAGAATATAAATGTTCTGAATGTTGGAAATTAGCACTGGATGAGGAATTTTAAATGGAAGATAAATTGTTAGAATTAAAAGAAAAATTCTGTAATTATTATTGTCCTAGCAAAGAAGGAATTGAAGATTATGATGGATATTTATTAGATAGGCAATTTGTTTGCCATCTTTGTCAAATCGCAGAGTACATAACCTTCATCAGAGACGAATTATAATATTCACAATTTAAACATAAAACAAAATAAAATCTGACAGAAGGGAGGTGCATAAAAAGAAAGGAGAATAGTTCTAATGAAAGAGTTGAAAGAATGGTTAATTAATGAAATAAATTCTATTAATAAAGACTCACACAATGAAAGTACATACGCATGGGCAAAAGGGTATAATAAAGCTTGTTTAGAAATTTTAGATAAAATAAAAATGATTGAAAAGGATAAATTAAATACCAAGAAATGAGATTTTATTAGGATGTGAAAAATGAAAAACATAATCGTATATGGATCAACAGTAGAAAGAGCATTCAATAAATTACAGGAATTACTTGACAATATGAATCCAAAAGATATTAGAAAAGTTACAAAAACATCTCCTAATACTGGCATATTTACTATTGAATTAAATAATGGAGATTACTATAAAGCAATACGAGCAAGCGATAATGCTAGAGGATATAGATGGCAATATGCTTATATAGATAAGGATATTAGTAAAGAAGCACTTGATAATGTTGTATATTGTAAATTTATACCTGAGTATGATACTGATGATTATTGGAATTATGACAGAAATTTTAAAGATTATTATGAATGGTATTAAAATTATAAAGGAGAAATAAAATGTTAAGAACCGAACAAATAGACATATCATTTAACCTAAAACTTCAAAAAGACCTCCAAGAACATGAAATCATCTGTTCTCATTGTGGAGTGAAATATGATTAAGTCTTTTAAAATTAGGTTAGAACCTAATAATAAACAAAATTCTCTACTTTTTGGTTGTGCAGGAATAGGAAGATGGACTTATAACTTTGCTATTGCTAAAATACAGGAATATTATAAAGAAACAGGTAAATTCTTAAATGATGGAGAAATTAGAAAACAACTTACTCAACTAAAGAAAACTGATGAATATAAATGGTTATATAAATATAGTGCGGCTACTATATCTCAACATGTTAAAGATGCTTGCGATGCTTATAAAAGGTTTTTCAAAGGAATAAGTAAATATCCAAAATTCAAAAGCAAAAAGAAATCAAAACCTAGTTTTTATAGTAGATATGATAGAATATCTTTTATATCAACACATGTACGATTAGAGAAAATAGGTAGAATAAAATTATCTGAATACAATAGAATACCAATAGGTAAAGATATTAAATATATGAATCCAAGAATCACGTTTGACGGATTACATTGGTATTTATCTATTGGAATTGAAATTGAAGATAAAATTAAACCTATTTTAACTAATGAAAAATTAGGGATAGATCTTGGTGTAAAAGATTTGGCAATTGTAAGCAATGGTAGTAAATATAAAAACATTAATAAGTCCCAAACAATTAAGAAATTAGAGAAGAAGTTAAAAAGATTACAACGAAAAGTTTCTAAAAAATATTTAATGAATAAAGATGGTAAAAAATTCATTAAAACAAATAATATTAGGAAACTTGAAGTTAAAATACGAAAGGTTTATAAAAGACTTAGTAACATTCGTACCGATTATATTCAAAAAGTTTCCACAGAGATTGTGAAATCCAAACCGTCTCAAATAATAATGGAGACCTTGAATATAAAAGAAATGATGAAAAATAAATATTTATCTAAAGCAATACAACAGCAAAAATTATATGAATTCAAAACATTATTAAAATATAAAAGTATAAGGGATGAAATTGAATTCATAGAAGCAAATAGATGGTATCCTTCTTCGAAAACTTGTTCAGAATGTGGTTATAAAAAACCAAAATTAAGCTTAGGAGAAAGAGAATTTATTTGTGAAAGTTGTGGTTTTATAATAGATAGAGATTTAAATGCGGCGATTAATTTATCGCGATATGAAATAATATAGGTTTATTTACATAAATTATGCTATATGTACCGTAAGTTGTACGGGAATTAACACCTTTGGACTACTAACAAACATGAGTAGTAGAAATATGAAAGTGAGTAGGATGAATAAGGAAATAAACATGAAAGTTATACTTTTTATAAGTTTTATACAACGGCACTGGACTTCAAGTAGGCGATAATAATTTTTAACCTTTGCAAAGGGTAAACCTAACAATCCATTTTTATGTAAAAATAAAGTAATGGAATTATCTATGGATGCTTCTAATATTATTGAAGATGCTTGTAGTGATTTGCATGAAGACGCTATGGATAATATTTCAAATAAAGACCAAGAGGAACTTCAAGCATTATTGGATAAATGGTGTGAAGAAAATAGTGCAGGTACTACCAGTTATTATGCTGATTATAAGGTTGGGATTATAGTGAAAGGGTAATTATATGAAATCGTGGGAACATTGTGCAAAAACTTGGTATTCTATTGATATTTCATTGGCAATGAAAAATATTAAATGTGGTTCTATTGTAAAATGTAAAGTAAATGATGAAGGATATTTGTTTAATATTCCTGATGAAGTAAATCAAAATATAACTCCAGAACTGATTAAGAATGGGAAATGGTATGTTTATACTTGGTCTTATTAATTTAGTTTAAATCAAGAAAGGAAGATGTAAAATGTTTAACGGAACCATTGAAATGAATAATGATTATC